CGTCGCCTTACATCAGCTGGACCGAATAGTAAATTACAGTTATTAGGTTATCCTCTAGATGCATTAGCATTTAGTGAGAATCCTAGTCTACTCAAGTGATTTAAAGTATTCGCTAAGAATACCCATCATCAGGATTTACTAGACCGTCTTCAGGCCGACATCCAAAACTGAAATAATGATCAAACCCCGATTCCAGCTAATTCATTAGCGAAGAATTTGGGAGATCTTAAAGAGTTTTGGGGGTTCGGTACTGAAGGTTCCAAGCTGACCTTAGGTAAACTAAGTCTAAAGAAAGAAGCTGCAGGAAAGGTACGAGTGTTTGCCATTGTCGACGCTTGGACCCAAAGTCTATTCTATCCCCTCCATCGAGCGTTATTTCAGATTTTATCTGGAATTCCTCAAGATGGTACTTTTGATCAATTAAAACCTATTAATGTTTTAATGGAAAAAGGGTTAAAGGATATGTATTCTTTTGATTTAAGCGCTGCGACAGATAGGTTACCTATTGATATACAAGTAGATTTACTCTCATTGTTATTTAACAATCGAGAGACAGCTGAAGCCTGGAAACATCTTTTAATCGATCGAGAATATCGACTTGATTCTAAAGAGTTCCCAGAATCAACTGGTTCTTACAAGTATGCCGTTGGACAACCTATGGGGGCACTCTCCTCCTGAGCTATGTTAGCCTTAACACATCATATGATTGTCCAGATAGCCGCTCTGAGAGTCGGTTTTACTACCTGATTCTCTGACTACGCTGTTCTTGGAGATGATATTGTTATTGCTAACAAATCAGTGGCTCAAGCTTATCTGTTCATCATGAAAACTCTAGGAGTTGAAATTAATCTTTCAAAATCCGTTAAGAGTACGATTGGTGGATGTGAGTTTGCAAAGAAAATAATTATTTCCGGTATCGACTATAGTCCAATTGGAACTAAAGAGATATTCGAATTTATTTATTCTCCACGTCAGTTCAAGAACCTAATTCTTAATAACCGATTGATATCGGTGAATTTAGGTATTCAAGAATTGGAGTTTTCTGCAGCATCTGAATTCCTAATATCTCTTTTAGAGTCTTCTTTATCTCCAACTAAACCTGAAAAATGGTTTAGGGATGTAAAGTCTACTCTTTGAGATTTATTAGGGGTCTTTGGTCTTAACCTCTCCCAGGACTTATCACCGAGTCTTATGACTCAAGCTATAAGTTCGCTAAGTGAAGAGGAATCTCAAATCTTTAAGAACGTCGTAATTGATGTTCTTAGATCTAAGATTGCCAAAGGTTGGTTTCAAGCTTTCGAAAAGGACGTCACTATGTACTCTAAAATAAGAAGATTCTTATCTTTAGAAACATATGTTGGGTCCTTTCCGAGTACTGATTCTCTTCTAGAAGCTTATTCTGAGGATATGGGTAGACACCTATATCGTCCATTCGCTAATTTATCAAAATTAACGGTGACAGAGTTACTTAAAGTAGCTTTCTCAGAATTAAGTTATATTGGAGATCCAGTGGCCGAAATTAATAAGGCGATAGGAGATCCAACTAGTAAAAGTCTAGAGTTATCTAGGCTTATATTAGTTCGACTTTCTGAAGATAATCCACAATTGCTTATGAAATTACTCCGTTTAAGTCAAGCCGGTTTAGAGTTATCCGACGAAACTCCTGGACTATAA